TTCCGACTTCATATCAAACCAAAGTTGACGTGACTTTCTACCTATGTTAGACATACGTAAAGTAGCTTTACCTCTTGGTTCAGGATGAGACCACTTGTAAAGTATCTCTTTCATAGACTCACCAAACTGGTCTATAGTCTCTGGGTCTAGGTCAATATGCTTACCATCAGCAAGTACACCTATTTTATTATATATATCTGTGACCAATGTGTCAAGAGTTTTTTTAGATTTAGGCATATTATTTTTTATGTTTTACAAAATTTAACTTACGAGTCTCTGGATTATAATTTAATATCTTTACATCTAACTGTAACTGCTCAATACTTCTAGTCCTACCTGACCTGCCTGATTTGGTTTTTACATCTATCAGGGTTGTCTTGCCATCCTTTGTAGCAATTAAGTCTACTGGACCAGTGCAACCACAGTTTTTAAATACTTCATAGCCATTATCCCAGAGCCAAGTGACTGCATAAAACTCAGCCATATCTCCTTTTCTATTATCTTGTGTGTGATTAATGTGTATCACTCCAGTTACCTCCTACTTTATATTCGCCATCCATTGGACAGCGTAGATTAAAATGTTTACCTGATTCTACAATACTTTTAACTGCCATCTCTCCTACAAAATCTGCCTGAGATTCTCTTACTTCTATTTGCCATTCATCATGGATGTTAGCAACAAATCTATAATCAATTGCATTAAGTCTTAACAAACTATCTAAATTGACTAAGGCTTTTTTCATTAAGATTGCTCCTGCTCCTTGAAGTAATGTGTTTAAAGCTGCATGTTTATTTCTTATATATAACTTCCTACCGTCTAATCCTTTGAGGAAATTTTTTGAAGCTGCTCTGTCAACTCGTTCCTTAAGAGACTTGTATGTTGGGAGACTACTAAGAAAGCGTTCTCGCAACTGCTTACCTTCTGATCTACTTCCTTTAATAATGCTTCCAATCTTTTCATCTCCTGCTCCGTACACGAGGGCATATATGAAAGTTTTAGCCTGATCTCTTGATTTAAGTCCAGCAAAGTTTTGGTTAGTTGTGTGAATGTCTCCATTAATAATTTCATTTATATACTCCTTATCATCCATGTAATGTGCTAACATACGTAGCTCTAGTCCACTTGCATCTACACCTACAAGTTTATATCCATCTTCTACAGTCCAACATGATCTACATTCTTTACCATAAGGACTGTGAACTGAGGGAACCTGTGCAACATTGGGGTTTCTATGTGTCATTCTTCCGGTAATAGTTCCATTAGGAATAACGAACCCATGTATTCTACCATCATCTTTGACAGCTTCTACCCATGAATCAATCTGAGCTATCCGCTTTTGCAGTAGTAAAAAATCTGCTATAAGTTTTGCTTCATGGATATGAGTTATCTTAGATAATGTTTTCTCATCTACAATAGGTTGACCAGTAGGTGTAAATCTATCTGGCTTCCAACCAAAGTCAATAAGATATTCTCCAATCTGTTTACGAGAACCAAGATTAAACTCTTGTAAAGTTTGTCTCATAAAAGGATTAAAGTTATCAGTATCTAAACATCGTTGATACTCTTCATCTGTGAGTCCACGTTTAGATAGATTGCCATCTTTCTTGATGTAGGGTGTTACTTGTTTTGTATCCACCCATTTAGGTTTGAATGTAGCATGAACTTCATCTTCTATTTGCTGCATTTTTTCTCGTAGTTCTGCTGACAAACTTAAAGCTGATTGCATATCAAAAGCAAAACCATCTTGCTCTTGTTGTTTCATAATCTTGGCTACACCTTGTTCAAGGTCAATGCATTCTGGTTTGAAACCTTTGGACTCTTTGCGAAGTTCTTGTAATACTCTGGTATTTAATTGAACATCTCTAACACAATAGTTTAACATTTCAGTAGAGTAGTTAAGATAATCTTCAAACTCAATCTTAGGGTAGCCTAGCTTATAGCCCCAAGTTTCAAGACTATGACCTCCATCACGTGTTGGATTGAACAGTCTAGATAATACTAAAGTATCAATAATCTTTTTGCTACTTAGGTCTACACCACCAAACTTTTCTACCATAGGTATATCAAAGCCAATAATATTATGACCAATAAGTCTGTCGGCTGTTGTTAAAAACTGATACCCTTCTTCTAACTTACTCGGTGGAAACTTAAATATTTCTCCTGAGTCAGGATTCTGGGCAACGATACACCATACTTTTGTAGCATGAAGATCATCAGTTTCTATATCAAATACTAAATCCATTAGAATCCTTCCTCTCCAATGTTATCAAACTCTATATCTTCATTGGTAAGTTCAGATAGTCTGCCGGTTTCAATGTCATAGATAACTCTAGCTGCCATACCAACATCGCCTGTATATCTTGATTTAAGAATACGTAATTTTGTAGTTCTTGATTCATCAAAATCATCTGACTGTTGATTACGTTCTAATGCAATAACACAGTCTGATAACTGACCAATACTATTAGACCCACGTAAATGAGATAGACTTACCTCAATACCATTCTCGTGTCCTTTGTTACCATCAACTCTACGTAAATGAGATACTAGAATAATACCTGCTCCTGTTTCTTCTACTAAACTTCTAAGTCTAGTCATAATAGAATCAATTGCTCGTCTCTCATCGCCTTCGTGGACAGCACTGACTAGCATGTGTAAGTGATCTACAACCACCCACTTACAGTCACAGCCGATAATCATAAAGCGTAGCTTGGTAAAGATATCATCAATGTCATTGGTTCCAAAGTGAGAATGAACCCATACTCTGTTTTTATTCTCACCATCATACAAGATATCAAACATCTTATCGAGTTCTTCTCTAGAAAACTTATCACGTTCTTGGTCAATATATAATCTAGCATTAGCTTCAATAGATAAGATCCCATCAATGGTTCTTCTCCAGTCTTCTTCTAATGCAATGATACCTACATTGTCTGTAGTTTGTTTGACCAACCAATGTTCTAACTCTCTGGTGACACTAGACTTACCTAGTCCTGTTCCACCGGTAAGAGTTACAAGTTCTCCTTGTCTCAAACCATATAGCTTTTTATTTAGTCCTTCCCAAGGATAAGGTATACTTTGTTTCTTCTCACGATTATGAAACTTGTCACGTTGCTCAGTAACATTAATAACACCAGAGGGTGTATAAACTTTACTAGCCCACCAAGCTTCAACAAAGTCCTTATGTCGGTTAGACTTAAGCATATCGTTAGGGTCTTTAAACCCATTAGGAAGTGTGAGTATCCTAGCCTTACCCGGCTTGAAAAGTCTTGCAACTTTAACTGCTGCATCCTTTCCTGCTTTATCATTATCAAAAGCAACGATCACGTTTTCAAAGTCGTCAAAGAACTCCAAGCTTTCTTTGATGTCTCTTACTGCACCTTGTGCCCCACGCTTGATGGATACCACAGCCCACTTACTACCAAGTAGTTCATAAGCTGCCATAGCATCACACTCCCCTTCGGTTATGGTGACATACTTGCCACCCTTAAACAACTGCTGACCAAATAGTCCAGTATCATTATAACTACCTTGCACAAAGAAATCTTTTGTAATAGAGTTTCTGCACTTGGTAGCTGCTAATTCATGTCCATTATAATATGGATAGAAATGTTTAATGACCTGACCTTTTAGGTCTTGAACAGCTTTAACCCCAAACTTCTGTGCAGTTGCTTGGGATATTTTTCTGTCAGTCAATGCAATGAAGTTACCTTCAGCCACATTGTCCGGTTGTTTAGTTTGAATTGGTTGTGATTGTGTCATAGTTTTTCCTTTACATGCTTGTTCATAGTTAGGCATAAATTCTCCACAACTGAAACACTTTGCCGAGCCATCTTGATTGACTCCTACAGCATCACTGCTATTGCAAAGTGGACAGGGTTGTTTCAACTTATCCCAAGTTGTATCATTCATGTTAGCCCTCCTCAAGACTATGTTTCTTTTGTTACTTTAGATTCATCCTCGATAGTTTCTGGGTCGTCTCCGACAAACTGACCCTTATCATTTCTAGCACGTTCTGTTTCAACAACAGCTTCGTCTCTGTCTTTGAGCAACTCTTCTAAGTTTGCTCGATGTGTTCGACTTGCAAAGTCTAAAGCTTCTATGATAACTTGTAAGTTACCAACTTTCTGCACAATTACAGTAGCATCTTGCTTTATCTTTTCGTCAGTAATGTTGTTGACATCAAACGAAGTATTACCATCATCATTATTTATAGTAATAATCATTTAGAATTCCTCGTTATCTGTATCGCCTTCAACATATTCTACTAAGTTCTCGACCTTAACTGCCATGAGTTCAGCGAACTGCCCATAATCATTCTTGTAAGGTTTGATCTTAACAATAACTTCTGAACCATTGCCTACGCTAACATCTAGATCATTTCCATCTGTGTCAACAAGTTTTGGTGCAGCATTTGCAGTGCCATCATTTCTTGTAGCTCTCTTGCTAAAAGTAAATGCAGGTTCATCATACTTAGGCTGACCTGATCTATCTCTAACTTGATTAAGACCTATGCCTTCAAGTTTAGCAGCAGTATCTGCATCTGTAAGAACAGTTAGCCCATACTTGTGAGGTTGGAACCTCGTGTTTGGCGATGTGATATTAGCCCACATTGCCTTACCAGTTACATACTCATACATATTTTTCCTCCATTGGTTTGTATTAAGTGTCCGGTTTTATTGGCACAAGACCGGAAACTTGTAGATATTATAAGTTAAAAAAGGAGGGCGAAACTTCTTATAATATACCTTCGTATTAATCCCTAATAGCAGTGAGTATCTCTTCCCAGAATGTTAGTGATGTATCGTCAAGACGAACCATAAAGGTATCGTCTAACTTATCAACAACATGCCCTACATCTGGATAGTGTTCCGTCATATACAATCCAAACTTCCTATACTCTTCACGAGTAAGTAGTTCTGTATTGTATTGATCTCTTTCTACTAAGTAGTTCATCTTAATAAGCTTGTATTATAACACAGATTGATATAAAAAGCAACCCTTAAATGTTAATTGTGAAAGGTAATGTGCAACCTGTAAT